TGTGTACAATTTTTCTATTGAATCAAAAAAATTAGTAATTACAATAGAAAATAAAGCAACAAAGAAAGTATTGATTGATACAACAGCTCAAGCAATATCAAATTATTCAGAAGTTTTTGAAACTAATGTAATTTCAAAAGTAACAGTACTCACAAAAGAAGAGGGCGAATATAACTTATATTTATTAACAGATAGAACAACAACTACAGATATGAAAAACGAAAATAGAGCAAAAGGAAAAGTGGAAACAGTATATACAGAAAAAATGGAAGATGCACCGCAAAAAGCACTAGATACAATGAAATTAAATAGCTATAATCATAATATAACTTTTAAAATGTTAAATAAATATATGAAAGTTGGAACGCCGATTGCAATCAAAACGAAAAATAGTATAGTACCAGATACGTACATTTCTGCAGTAAAAATAAATCAAAGCAAATTTATAGAATATACATGTGGAAATATAAGAATCAAATTTATAGATAAATTATTGAAGGAGAGGAAAAATGGTTAAAGGTGAAACTTACGATAAACAATTATTTGAAAACGATGTTTTCAGACACTTTATTAATATCTTTTTAAATAAGCAAAGTGGAGTTACAAAAGGATGCGAAGTTACAAAAGATACACAAAACATAACAGTAGCAGCAGGGTGCTTTGTAATTCAAGGTGGATTTTTAAAAGAAATGACAGGAACAGATAATGCAATTCCAACTGAGGCTGGCTATTATAAATTAGTTTATGAAATTGACTTATCAAAAACAAACAATAAAGATGAGTTCAAACAGGGAAGTTATAAATTTGTAAAAGCTTTGGGAGATTATCCTAAACTGATACAAGAGGATTTAGATAATGGAGGAACAATATATCAATTGTCGTTCTGTCAGTTCAGAATTACAGAAACAGGATTGCAAGACTTTAAAGATCTAAGAGAGATAATTGATTATGGAATATATGTAAAAAAAGCAGAGTGTAGTTACATTGTAGCGACACTTAAAACTGCACAAGAAATATCAAGAGGAGATAACTTTTTAGTAAAGCTTAATGTTGCAGATGAGAATGGAGATTTTTTTAAGCTAAATAGTGCTGGAAAAATAGAAGTATTAAAGGATTGTATGGCACATTTAAGTTCGAAACTTTTTGTTCATGACTGTGGAGGAGAAGGATATGTATTTTCTAAAATAAAAGTAAACAATAATGAAATATCATCTTCTCTAGAGAGAATTGTTAATAGAGATTATACGCAAAGCATAGACTCTGGAATTACATATGAACTGAAAAAAGGAGATATAGTATCATTAGCAGTGGACTATACATCTGACACAGGAAATCCGAAAATACGAAGTGGAGCTAATGCTACTAATATTTCAATTTCAACATTTTAAAAGGAAAGTGAAGAAATGGAAAATAAAATTAAAGAAATTGTAATAGAGCCTTCAAAGATTTTCGAAGACTCTATTTTTAAAATAAAGATAAAGGCAATTAGATATATGACTTGTAAAGAAATGAAAACAAAAACTTGTAAAGAAGCAAGAACATGGACTTGTGGAGAGGTTGGTGGAAAATGAGAAAAGATAATGGAATTACAGTATATGAAGAGACAGATAAATGTGCACTAGACGAATATTCAGAACAACTTGCAAAAGATATAGAACAAAAATTTGAAAATGAAGCATATGACGATACAGAAATAAAGCAAGATATATCAAACATACAAGCAGAACAAGAAACTCAAAACATAAATATAGAATCACTACAAAAAGAAAATGCAGAAATAAAGGAAGAAAACAAAAGATTAAAAGAAGACTTAAACGCATTTCCAACTGTAAACGAAAGTGGAGAATATGTTACTTTAGATACAGCAGATAGTAGGTTCAAAAAGTTTAAGATAATTGGAAAGAGCTGGCAGGAGACAAGAATTGGGAAAAATGCAATAATTTTTGAAGATGTAGAAAGCACAATTTCAGGTATTGCATATTCAATAAAAAATGGAGTAGTAACATTGAATGGAACAGCAACAGGTATAGTGAATATTTACAGCAAACCAATTAATTTGTTGGCAGGAGACTATACTTTATCTAAGAATGCAGAAGGAACATTTGACAAGGGGACAGCAACAAGTACACCAGCCATATTATTACAAAAAAAGCAGGAGGATGGTTCGTATCAAACATACAGTAAGTGTGAAATCGGCGCCGGTGCAACGAATAACTTTATTTCGAAAACTCTCGAAAAAGGAACTTACAGACTAAGAATTTTTACAGCAACAGGAAATATTTTAAACAATTTTAGTTGGAAACCACAACTAGAACAAGGAGCAGTATTTTCTGGTTTTGAACAAGGTGGAGCAATGCCTTCTGCAGAATTTCTAAGTGAGATTAGAAATGTTGGAGATAATATAAATATATTCAATAAAAACGGTGGCTTTATAACAAACGGTGCTAATGTAGAAGTGTTAGACAGAGGAATAAGGCTATTAAGTGTAGCAAATACTAGGTATGGCTATGCATATACAGTATTAGGAAAGTCAGAACTATTAGGAAAAACAATTGTTGCTCATTCAGATTTGTTAACAACAGAAGGAACTTCTTCTAATATAGCGTTATACTTTGGAACACAAGCTGCACCAACTTCTGGAGGAATAATAGCAAAAACAAATCCTAAGTCTCAGAATGAGGGATTATGGAATATTCCTTCAAAGTTTCCAGATGGTAGCGATTCAATAAGAATTTATTTTTACATAGGAGGTGTCAATCCTGCTCCTATAGGTGCAACTGTAGATTACAATAATTTAAAAGTAGAAATAGGAAAGACTTCATCGATATACAGCGAATACAGTTACGGAAATTCAAAAATAACTATATGTAATAAAAATTTATTAGATCAAAATTTAGAATTATTCCAGGGAAATTATGATAATAATGGGAATGTCATTACTAATTCAGATAGAAGAATAGATAAGTACATATTTTTAGCAAAAGGGAATTACATACTTTGGTCTACTATCAATAATTGGATAAATATATTAATCTATGATAAAAACAAGAAACTCTTAAGTATTAAAAATTCAAATACAAATAAAGAGATTGCATTTACATTAGATGAAGATGGATATATAAGATTGGGATTTAATCCGACTGTTGAAAGTTTAAAGGTTTTTCAACTAGAGAGAAACACTGAGAAAACTACAAGTGAAGAACATAAACAACAAATAATAGTATTTCCATTCAAGAAAGGTCAAAGACTGATGGAAGGAGATTATCTAGCAGAAGACGGAATACATCATAAAAGAAAACAAATAGTAATAAATAATAATTGTAATATTTGGAATGTAACAATACAGGATAATGGATTGATTCTTGCTAATATAGCAGTTGCAGGTATTACGACAGGATATTATGATAAAACACCATTAAAGATTTGTAATTTATTCAAAAATTTCTATTCTTTAGGAAATATGCAAAATGATAATTTAAATACAGTTGGTTGTGCATTATATTCTCAACAAATTTGGATAAGAAGTGAAAACGTATATGGAATTACAACAGAAGACAGTGCTGAAACAAGAATTTCAAAAGTAAAGTTATATTTAGAAAAACAAAATCTAATAGCGGAATATGAATTAGCCGAAGAAGAAGTTGAACCATACACAGAAGCACAAAAAGAAGCGTGGAAACAAATAAAGAATGCAAAAAGCTATGAAGGACAAACAAACATATTTAGTACAGACGAAATAAGTCCAAACTTTGAAGTTACAGCAAGAAGAAATTTAAATGCAATATTAAACAGTCTACAAGCTCAAATATTAGCGAATTAGGAGGTGAGTAAATTGAATACAAGTAAATTATTTAAAAATGCTATAATCAACTTGTATAAAGATAAGATCTATACAGTAGATTTTGCAATATTAAAAGCTAGTGATTATGCAGATAAAAATAAAATAACAGCAGAAGATTACAAAGAATTGATAACATATTTAGCAGAAGAACAAGAAAAATCAATGCAAGTTGAAGAAGATATTGTGGACAATGCTGTAGAAGAAATTGAACAAATTAAAAATGTGGAAACAGCAGAAACTGAAGCTACTAAGGAGGAAGAGTAATGCAAGAAATTTTTATAATATTTATACAGTGGTTTATACCGTTTGCTTGTGCTAGTGGTTTTGCTGTAATATCGAGACAATTAAAAGAAAACAAAAAATCTAATGATGCAATGAAGGCAAGCATGCTTAGTTTGATAAGAAGCCAAATTGTAGGAAAATGCGAAAATTATATGAAACAAGGGTATTTGCCTGAATATGCAAGGTACTGTTTAGAAGAATTATTCAAACAATACCAAGTATTAGGTGGAAATCACGGAATAGAAGTTTTAGTAAATAAATGTTATGAATTACCAATATCAAAGAAGGAGGGATAGCAATGAATAACGAGCAAAAAAGAAAAATAATATTAATAATTTCAGCAGTAATAGTTGGAATATTAGGTGGATTGGGATTTTACAAATCAAATGAAAATAGTTCAACTAATGAAATTGTAAATGGTGTAGTAAATGAAGTAAAAAACAATATTAGTACATACGATATGACAGAACAAGAAGTAAAAGCCTTACCAACTACAGAAATACAAGTACAAACAGAAGAACAAGAAAAAGCAGTAGCAGAAGAGCAAACAGTTGAGGATGAAAAATTTGAGCAGCAAGGAAAAATAGCATACAATGGTACAAGCGAATATCCTAATGTTACTTTAGGAAATTATCAAGGACTTACATATTATAGTCAAATAGACAATAGATGGCGTTATAAAATGTATTCTAGTGTAGGAAATAGTTCCCAAACAATAGGAACATCAGGTTGTGGGCCAACTTGTGCAAGTATGGTAGTAACAGCAACAAAGGGAACAATAACACCACCAGAAATGTGTGATTTATTTGTAAAATATGGATACAGAAGTGCTAACAATGGAACTTATTGGAGTGCTTTTAGATTTGTAGCAAATACATTTAATATCGGGTATCAAGAAACAACAGACATTCAAAGAGCATTGCAATTATTAGAAAGTCAAAATTATGTTGTGGCTAGTTGTGGTAATGGATTATTTACTACAGGTGGTCATTTTATTTTACTAACTAAAGTTGAAAACGGAATGATAGAAATATATGATCCATACTTGTATGCTGGTAAATTTGATACAGCTACAAGAAGAGGAAAAGCAGTAGTTGAAGGCAATAAAGTTTATGTAAGTGTAGACAACTTCAAAAAATATGCTAATTACAAAGGTTTCTTTGCATATAAATATGATGGTAGTACACAAGAAAATAAACAAACAGTTACAACACAAGCATATACTAGATATGTAAATGCTAAAATAGGATTAAATATAAGAAATAATGTGAATGGAAGTATAATAGATTCTTATAAGTATGGTACAGCAGTATTAGTATATGAAACAAGAGGGGGCTGGAGTAGAGTAGGAACAAATAGATGGGTTTCTAGTAATTATTTAACAAGTTATATGCCTTCAACACAAAATATTGTTAAAACTATTTCTGGTGTGAAATATACAACAGGAAAATACAAAGTAAATGCTAGTGTCTTAAATGTTAGAACAGGAGCAGGTACAAGGTATAAAATAAAAGGATATAAACAATTAACGTCTAATGCAAGATATCAAAATAAGAAACTGGGAAATCAATATACTAATGGATTAAAACGTGGAGTAGTAACAACAGTAACAAAGGTTCGAAATGGATTTGGATTAACTCCAAGCGGATGGATTGCATTGAATTATTGTACAAAGAAGTAAAATAAAAGGGCAGATATTATTCTGCCTTTTTTAATAAATCAATTATTTGGTCTAATTTATCGCATATGTCATCCATGTCTTGGGTTGAGTCAGGATATTCTCTTCTACCCATGATATTTTCTAGTTTTTTATTTATTTCTTTTAATTCTTCTTCCATATAAATCGCCTCCTTTTTCTACACTATATCACACAAAAAAATGAAAATGTTGTCGAATTTTGTCATAAAGTGAAAAATATAAAAAACGACTTAAAAATCAAGGTATGTAATTATATTGAATAAAAAATAAAACGCCTTAAAATTGAATGTAAGAGGTTAATTTTGCTGATATTTTAAGGAAATAATAAGAATAAAAATAAATTTTATAATTTGCAATTTCTATAAAGACATGCTAAAATAACAAATTAAAAAATAAAAGGATGTTTGAACATGATAAATATGTATATTGACGAATCTGGTAGTATAAATCCATTTAAAACAAGATTAAAAAGATATTTTGTTGTAGGAATTGTGATACCAAAAAACAAAGAAAGATTAAGAAGAGTATATAAATTGTTTATTAGAAAAAATTTCGAAGAACTAAAGGAAACTGATAAATATCACAAAATGTTTGATGATAAAGGTAATTTTATAGAATTAAAAGGAAGTTGTTTTACAGAAGAATTAAAAATAAAATTTGTTGATTTTTTCTGTAAAAATGATTTGTTTGAAATAAGATATATAGTTTTAGATAATAATTTAATAGAACCTAAATTTGTAAAAAATAAAGCGAGAACTTTTAATTATTTATTGAAACTATTTTTAATTAATTCCAAGAAAAAAGGATATATTAATGATAAAGAAATATATTTACATATAGATGAAAGAAATGTAAAGACAGACTCAAAGTATTCATTAGAAGATTATTTGAATCAGGAGCTAGTATTAAGTGCAGGAATAATAGAAAATGCAACAGTAGAATATTATGATTCTTGTCAAAATGTATTTATACAAATTGCAGATATATTTTCAAATTTATTATACTCAAATATGTTAACAAATGGGAAGTATGATAATAAGATAAAAGAAATGAAAGAAAAAGGATATATATTACCAACATTTATATTTCCTCAAAATAAATTTATAAAAAATACGAATAAAATACAATAGTATAGGAATAATATTGAATATAGTGCAACGGTAAATCTAAAAATGCCTCCATTTTCTAGGTAAGTGCTATGTGGTAGCATAGGCATTTTTAGTTATTGCACTATTTTTTATAAAAAATGTTGACAAAGAATATTTTTTTTGCTAAAATTAGTGTAAGTTAAACAGTAAGTCCTTTTATGTACGCCATTTTCTAGGTAAGTGTTATGTGTTAACATCGTACAAAGGCAGTTAACTAGTTATTAATATCACTTTATAAGTGGTATTTTTTTTTCGACAAATTTTTTACGACAAAATCAACATAATACTGTATAATAAACATGAGGTGATATTATGGAAAAAGAATATAAAAAAGCCTTGCAGATGATAAAGATATTAAAAATAAGAAAAACTAAAGAATATAACAGACTGCATAAATATTATAAGTTGTTAAGTATAAATAGTTTAAAATACATATCTCAAGAGAAAGACTTTAAAAAAGTAGTAGAATTAGCAAATATTATATGAAATTTATTGACTGGTGTCATATTGATTTTTAGTAAGTGATGTGATATAAAATTAATGCAGTAAATAATGCAATAGGAAGAGTTTTTAATATTTTCAAGAAGTTAACAAAATAGGAAAAATACATTAGGTCGTAAAAATGCTTAAGATTTTATGAATTAATATAGTAAGTACACCATCGGTACCAAATAATTAATTGTCTTAACAAACGAAAAACGAGAAATCAACTGTAAAGGTTGATTTTTTGTTTGCAAAAAATTAAATGTTATGTCAATGTGTATTGCTTGATGAACAAATATAATTAGTAGTTATTATGTAAATATTGAATAAAATAAAGAAAAGTAGTATAATTAATATGAGCAAAATAGCATAATCCTATTTTACAGGACGAAAATTGCATTTTGATAAAATAATTATTTTTTAGGAGGAATCAAAAATGTTCAAAAGAAAGAAAAACAAAAAGGTAACGGAAAAAAAGGCAATACGGTTAATAAAAAAAGTGATAGAACCGGAATTAGAGGCAATTTTGAATGAAAATCCGGATATGGATCTGCTTTTTATTGATTTTGAAAAAAGAGGCGAAGGGTACTTATTAAAGAATGGAATTAGGAACAAAAAGGTTTCTGGTAAAATTTTAAGAGCAGTTACAGAGATATCTGCCCAATATGGAATACAGGTTTCTGTTACAGGAAGCTATAGTAAACCAATTAAATTTACTTTTTTCAAAGAAATATCCAAGTAACAAGTAAGGAGAAGTGTGCATATGAAAATATCAACATTTAGAGATCAGCTTATAGAAGTAAAAAAAGCAAAAAGAAATAAAAAGATAAAATTGCTTTATTCTACTGATCCAAAAGTAGTAAAAGTGAAAATCCTTGCAAAAGGATGGGAAGCCGAAAAAATAGTGCGAAACCTAAGAAGCACAACAGAGTGCTTTGACGTGAAGGTAGAAGAACTTGGTAAGGGTGAAATGAAGTTCACCTGTGAAACAGATTCAATTGTAGAGTTTGTCAGAGAGCTCTGTGAATAACATTTTGAACATGAAAGGGAATAGACTATTGTCTATTCTCTTTTTATATTATAAGAAAATTTTTCAAACTTCATATTTTGTGCCATTAAATTATTTTAAAATATATAATAAGC